CGCTAGATGCCCATGAAAGGGTTTACGTGGAACAAATGCTACAGCCGGCAGACCGACAAACTGGCCCTTGGAATGGGCCATATGACCAGGGCGAACAGTGAGGATTGCCTTTTCGCTGTGCAGGGGAAATTACCCGCCCGGCTGGATGCCGGGATCGTTCAGTCATTCACGGCCCCGCGTCTGGAGCATTCGCGCAAACCGGATATCGTGCGCGAAAAGCTGGTGCAGCTGCTGGGCGATGTACCGCGTATTGAGTTATTCGCCCGCCAGTCTTCGCATGGTTTCGACGTATGGGGCAATCAGTGTGAATCGCCAGCGGTGGCGCTGCTGCCGGGCATTGCAGAATATATCGGTGAGGTTGCTTAACCATGAAAAATACTATTCAGGATTTAATGAATCACCAGTTCGCCATGCTGGAAACCGTCACTGATCCCAATATCAAAGGCGACGTGCTTCAGGAAGAGTTATCGAGGGCAAAGGCGGTAGTTGAGATCGTCGGGGTAATGGTCGGTACTTATCGCGTCGCCCTCGACGCTCAGAAGGCTATTTATGACGGTACCGCAGGCAATGTGCCTAAGATTATGGGGATCGAAAAATGATAGAGAAATACACTCTAGCCCAGGAGTTGTTTATCAAGCAGCATATTAAAAGCTCCACTGCGCGGGAATTAACTGAAATTTTTAACGCTCAATTTGGTACAAATAAGAGCGTGGGCGCTATCCGTATCTGGTGCAAATCTCATGGGTTAGGAAAGCAGTTTTTAATTGAGCCTCGCTATACCGATGAGCAGCTGACGTTCATTTATGCCAATAGGAATCTAACGAATGCTGAACTTACAGAGAGGTTTAACAGGCGATTCGGTACCGATAAAAAACCTGACAATATCAAGGATGTAAAGATAGCTCGCGGATGGACTCGCGAACCTAAAGGCCGGAAACGCATTCTTCCCCAGTACATCACTGTTAATAAAGAGAAAATCAGACTCGATGTATACGTATATGAATGCGTACATGGAAAATTACCGACCGGTTATTCGGTTATACATCTGGATAATGATCTTAATAATAACAATATCGATAATCTGCGCGCTGCCCCTAAAGAAATTCGCCGCCTGTTTTCTGGCGCGGGCTACTCTAAAATGCCGCAGGTGCTTGCTCCGGCGCTGTATGCACAAGTTATGCTCCGCCATGCAATCAAACGATTATCCAGCTAACTGAGGTGGTTAATGGCTAAATCATCCGCAGAACGTAAAGCCTCCCAGAGGGCGCGGCAATCTGCCGCCGGCAACCGCAAAATTGAGCTGGTTCTCGCTGCGCAGTCAC